TGATAGGTTTCGAGTATTTCAGCTTGTTGCTTGCGCTGCTCACGCTCTGCGATCTTTTGCTCCGCACGTTGATCTGCCAAGGCTTCGACATAATCTTCGTTTGAGGCAAACTGCTCGGGCGGGGCGGCTACGCTTTACAGCGATAATGGCGTCACGCCAAAAACAAACCCCCTCACAACCAATGCTGACGGCGAGTATTTTTTCTACGCCGCCAATGGTACTTATAGTGTAGCGTTTAGTTCATCTGCCTACGTCAACGAAACCCGTACGGGCATTTTGTTGTACGACCCTGCTGATGGAACATTTCCGTCTAGCCAAGTTGTATACACTCCCGCTGGGGCAAACGCAGTTGTAACGACTGTGCAAGCTAAATTGCGTGAATCAGTAAGCGTGTTTGATTTTATGACCGCCGCACAAATTACTGCGGTGCAAGCATATACGTTTGTGTCTGATGTGACCACGGCTGTGCAAAACGCTATTAATGCAGCTTGGGCATCGTTTAACAATTTATATTTTCCCGCAGGGGGGTATTTAGTCACAGGTCTGACTATTCCAGGCAGCAACGCAACATCAAACACTTCATTCAGAATGTACGGTCAAGGTTCGGGTCAATTATTTGCTAGAGCCATGACTGCGGGAACAATTATTAAAAGTGTTACCAATGCGCCTATTCTTACAGACAACACAATTACACCTCCTCAAAGCAACGGAAGAATTTGTGTAGATAACATTCGTTTTGAAGGTAGTTCGACAACACCTGTTGTTAAATTTAATTCTTTGTATGGGTATTGTGAAATTCATGACTTAAACATTTATCAAGCCAGTACGGGTGATGGTTTGTATATTGGGTACGCAGCCGCCGCAAATATTTATAACGTGCAAAGTTTAAATAAGGATTATGCTACTTATTCACTAGGTGCTTCTCGCACAGGTGTAGGTTTTAATTTTCCAAATGCTTATGATTCAGGGTTGGTTGCAATTACTGATTGTTCAATGCGTGGATATTTAACTGCTTACCAAATTGGTGGCGGCGCGGGAAAAGCAATTGCTCCTAGCATTAACAGAAGCGAATCTTCAGTTACCTATAACGGTATTCTTTTGTATGACACCCGCAAGGCCGTTATTGACGGCAATTATTTTGAAGGCGGCGATGGCGGTATCGGTATTGGAAACAATACTTCTAATTATTCTGTTATTTCAAATAACACACTATTTGCAGGATATTCCGTTGGGATTGATGACAGCAATAGTTCTACGCAAGGAACGTTAATTAGTGGCAATACAATTAACATTGGAACAGTTGTAAGCGCAATTGGCGTGTCCGTAAATACTGTTGCTCAAAACAAAAACATTATTAACAACACTATTATCTGCACAGATGGTACAGCCAGCCAAAAAGGTATTTATGTTAACGGCGGTACAAACGCACGGTATTACATTACCGGAAATCAGTTTGACCCAAGAACAACTTGGACGGGGTCAGGCGCGTCAAAACTATCAGTTGCTACAGCTTGTTTGATTTCCGGTATGTCTGTAGGGTCAGATACTAATTATGAGTTTCCAATTTTGTCGCAAGGTTCTATTTCTCTTTGGTCGCACGTTGATGCTTTAACGCAAGCAAATGTTGTTGCAAATAGGTTGACTGTTCCTGAAGGTAGCTATTTTGACATTACCGCGACTGTTACAACTTCAATAAATACTTTAACCATAAACCCTACAGGTTCAAAATTTATTATTTTTAAAGTTAACAACGCCAATACTACTTTTTTGGGAAGCGCAACTTTAAAATTAGCTGGTAATGTATCTTTTGTTGGTCCTGGAACAATTACGTTTATTGTTGATTACATAGGCGGCGTTACATACGCGTATGAATTTGCAAGAACTGTATTTTAATTATTTGGGCATCGTAATGACAATTTTAGCCGGTACAGTTGCAACCTATACAGCAGGAGATCAGATCAACGGCGCGTTGCGCCTGATTGGTCAACTAGCTGAAGCCGAAGAGCCTTCTGCTGCCACGGCTCAAGATGCGTTGGCGTCCATGAATCAAATGATTGACTCATGGTCAACCGAGCGCTTGTCTATCTTTACAACGCTTGAGCAAGTATTCATGTGGCCCCCAGGGCGCATTAGCCAAACGCTTGGCCCATCGGGTGACTTTGTAGGTAAACGCCCCATCCTGATGGATGACGCAACGTACTTTATCGACCCTGCGTCGGGCATTTCGTACGGCATCAAGCTCATCAATCAGCAGCAGTACGACGGCATTGCGGTTAAAACCGTAACCTCAACTTATCCACAAGTCATGTGGATCAACACAAATTACCCCAACATTGATATGCACGTTTATCCCGTGCCAACCAAGGTGCTTGAATGGCATTTTATTACTGTTGACCCGTTAGACACTGCTGCGTTACTGTCAACCGTCTTAGCGTTCCCCCCAGGCTATATGCGGGCGTTTAAGTACAACCTAGCGTGTGAGATTGCCGCTGACTTTGGTGTCGAGCCTAGCCCCCAAGTATTGCGTATCGCTATGTCGTCTAAGCGCAACATCAAACGCATCAACAACCCTGATGACATTATGTCCTTGCCGTATTCGATTGTGGCGACGCGGCAACGCTTTAATATTTTCGCTGGAAATTATTAATGAAATCGCCCATCCTCGGATCGGCGTACGTCACTCGCAGCATCAACGCTGCGAACAATCGCATGATTAATATGTATCCTGAGATCATTGCCGAGGGCGGCAAAGAACCTGCGTTCCTGAATAGAGCGCCAGGGCTGCGTTTGCTCACCACCGTCGGGCAAGGCCCTGTGCGGGGCTTGTGGACGTTTGATAACAATATGTACGTTGTGTCGGGCAACACGCTCTACAAGTTAGATATTGAGTACAACATCACAACGCTTGGCGTGGTTGCCAATGACGGCCCCGTGTCGATGACCGATGACGGCATCCATTTGATGGTGGCGTGTAATGGGCCGAGCTTTGTTTACAACGCTGACACCAACGTCTTTGGACAAATCACTGATCCTGACTTCCCTGGCGCTTTGACCGTGTCTTACCTTGGTGGCTACTTTGTGTTCATTGAACCTAATAGCCAACGTGTGTGGACGACAACCCTGCTTGACCCACTCAGTATCGACCCACTCGACTTTGCAAGCGCAGAGGGCGATCCTGACCACTTGGTGTCCTCCATTACGGATCATTCCGAGGTTTGGCTGTTTGGGGGTAACTCTGTCGAGGTTTGGTACAACTCGGCAGCGGGCGGCGCGGGCTTTCCACTCTCACGCATCCAAGGTGCGTTTAATGAGATCGGGTGCGCTGCGACCTTCTCGGTTGCCAAACTAGACAATGGTTTGTTTTGGCTTGGCGCAGATGATCGTGGGCGAGGCATTGTCTACCGCTCACAGGGCTACACCGGTGTGCGAATTAGCACCCACGCCATTGAGTGGCAGATTCAGCAGTACGGTGACATTTCTGATGCCATTGCCTACACCTATCAGCAAGACGGTCATGCGTTCTACGTCTTGACCTTCCCAACAGCCAAAGCCACTTGGGTGTTTGATGTTGCCGCTCAGGCGTGGCATGAGCGGGCAAGTTTTAGCAACGGCGAATTTAGCCGTCACCGCAGCAATTGCCAAGTGTCGTTTAACCAAGAAATCATTGTGGGCGACTATCAAAACGGCAACTTGTACGCCTTTGATCTAAACGTCTACTCGGACGGCACACGCCCTCAGAAATGGCTACGCTCATGGAGAGCACTCCCCACAGGCACCAACACGCTCAAGCGTACCGCCCAGCACTCGCTGCAACTAGATTGCGAAACGGGCGTGGGTGGCGACACCGACCCCCAAGTCATGCTGCGTTGGTCTGATGACGGTGGTCACACATGGTCAAATGAGCATTGGAAAGGCATGGGGTTGGTTGGTGAATACGGGCGGCGTGTCATTTGGCGTCGTCTTGGCATGACCATGAAACTGCGTGATCGGGTCTATGAGATATCAGGCACCGATCCGGTTAAGATTGCCATCATGGCGGCTGAACTTGATGTGGTGGCAACTCGCGCATGAACTCTACCCAAATCCCCGCACCTCGGGTGCCTGTGGTCGATCCCGCAACTGGCTTAATGTCACGGGAATGGTTTCGTTTTCTTAACAACGTCTATGAACAATTAGGCGGCGGCACAGGTGCTGCGTCCGGTACGTTTACAACAGCCGATTCTAAAACCGTGACGGTTGTCAACGGCATCATTACAGGAATAGTCTAATGTCCATCAATATTTCAGCCTTTGCCGGTGCGGGCGCACAGTTCTTTGACGCCAATGGCGCGCCGCTCACGGGTGGTTTGCTTTACACCTACGCAGCGGGCACGACCACCAATGCGGTAACGTACACCTCTCGCACAGGCACTTGCAACAACACCAACCCAATCGTGTTGGACGCCGCAGGGCGTACACCGGCTGAGATTTGGATGACGGGTGGTGTGTTGTACAAGTTTGTTTTAAAGGACTCGACAAACGTACAGATCGGGTCGTATGACAACATCCCCGCCATCAATGACGTCACAACTATCAACAGCCTGATCACGGTTGCGGGTACCAACGCGCTAACCGGCTTGGCAACCCCCTTGTTGGCGGCGTACACTGCGGGCGCACAGTTTAGCTTTGTGGCTCAGAACACCAACACGGCTGCGGTCACCCTTGACATCGACACGCTCGGTGCTAAGTCAGTCACCAAAACAGGTTCGGTTGCGTTAGCAGCGGGCGACTTAGTGGCAGGTTCTATTGCGCTGATTGAGTATGACGGTACGCGGTTTCAGTTAATCAACCCCGGGCCTAGCAACAAACTTACGACGTCAATTAAGACTAGTGATTTTGCTGCTGTATCAGCCAACACCTACGCAGTCAACACTACATCGGCGGCGGTAACCGCTACGCTCCCCGCTTCGCCTACGGCGGGCGACTACATTACCTTTACGGATTACGCGCGTACCTTTGGAACGTACAACTTAACCCTTGCGCCCAACGGCAACAAGATCAACGCAAGCACTAGCAACGTAGTTTTGAACGTGTCGGGCGAGGCGGTATCGCTTGTCTACATCGACGCGACACAAGGTTGGCTTGCTTATTCTGGTTTTACGTCAAACCCTACCACCAACTATTCAGCTAATTATCTTGTACTCGGTGGCGGCGGTGGTGGAGGTCAATTTTTTGGTGGTTCGGGCGGTACTGGCGGCGGCGGTGCTGGCGGTTTATTGTTAAGTTCGGCAACTTTAATTAGCGGCACGGCATACACAATTACGGTTGGCTCTGGTGGTGCGGGGGCAACGCTTATTTCTGCGCCTGGCACAAACGGCAACAATTCATCAATTAGCGCAGTTGCAACGGCAATTGGTGGCGGTGGCGGTCAAAGTTATTCGGGCGGCGCAGCAGGCGCAGGTGGATCGGGCGGCGGAGGAAATCATACCAACTCAGGTGGCGCAGGTACGTCAGGTCAAGGGTATGCGGGTGCTGCGGGTGCATCTTCACTAAATGGCGGTGGCGGTGGTGGTGCAAGTGCTGCAGCTACAACCCTTAACGGCGCAAATGGCGTAGCATCATCAATTAGTGGGGCATCAATCACTTATGGTGGCGGTGGCGGTGCTTCTGCTACAGGCGGGGCCATTCAAGGAACAGGCGGTACTGGCGGCGGCGGTGCGGGGTCAGCCACAACAGGTAACAACGGTTCAGCAGGGCTTGGCGGTGGTGGAGGTGCGACACTTAACACCTATACTTCTGGCAACGGCGGGTCAGGCGTTGTCATTATCGCCTACCTCGGCAGTCAACGTGGCACAGGCGGCACGGTCACATCGTCAGGTGGCTACACTATCCATACCTTTACTTCGTCCTCAACCTATAACGCTTGAGAATAACTATGAGCAATTACGCAAAAGTTTTAAACGGCTTGGTTTTAGAAGTAATCGTGGCTGACGCATCGTTCTTTGATGCGTTTGTGGATACATCGCCTGGCACTTGGCTGCAAACTAGCTACAACACCCGTGGCAATGTCCACTACGGGCAAGACGGTCAACCTGACGGCGGCGTAGCACTGCGTGGCAACTACGCAGGAATTGGCTATACCTATGACGTCGCAAACGATGTGTTCTACGCCCCCATGCCTACCGAGGGCGATTGGGTGTTGGACACAAACACTTGGCTATGGGTTGAAGTGCCGTGAATATAACCGTGTCTTATAGTGGCATATTAGCCAAGCCTACCTTGCAGCAAAAGATTGACGTGCTGCAAGACGAGCTTTTGAAAATGCCACAGGCTGATATTAAGACAATCCATTCGTTTGAGGATGGCAAATACATTCGCACGATGATTGTGCCGCCCAACACGGTCATCGTTGGCGCAGCACATAAATTACCCTATAAGGTTAGACTTGAAAAAGGTACAATTTCAGTCAATTTAAGCGACGAACTTTACACGTTAACCGCGCCGATGGAACTTGATGCGCCAGCGGGAACACGCCGCGTCGGGTGGGTGGGCGATGAAGAGCTTGTGTGGGTTGACGAATACGACAACCCTAGTGGCTGCACCGATATAGACGAGATTGAAGAACTACTTTACGTTATCCCCGAATGTGGATTGCTAGATAAAAGATTGGCGTTGGCGAACAATAATGCTAGGCTAGTCTTAACGGAGAATTGATATGGCTGGAGTTATTGTTGGATCGGTAATTAGCGCGGGGTCATCGTTGCTTGGCGGGATGAACAGCGCTAGCGCGGCAAAAGCCGCCGCCAACACGCAAGCTGAATCCGCTAAAGCGTCAGGCGAGCTTTCGTACAAAATCTCGCAAGACCAACTTGCAGCGCAAAAAGACGCGCTAGACCGTCAAATTGCTTCCCAAGGCGCTACGGTTGACAAGCAACTGCTTGCCCAACGCGACGCGCTCGATCAGCAATTGGCACTTCAAAGCAGAATGTACGAACAAGGTCGCACAGACTTTACACCGTACCGTGAAGCGGGTGTTGCTAACGTCAACCAACTCAATACGCTTTTAGGACTTGGCGGCAATACGGGTGCGGCTGATTACGGCAAATACGCAACCGCTGAATTTACGCCTGATATGTTTAAGGCGGGTGTTGACCCAGGCTACGCTTTCCGTTTGAGTGAAGGCTTAAAAGGCATTGACCGCCAAGCCGCTGCCCGTGGCGGGCTGATTTCAGGTAACGCTTTAAAGGCAGCGTCAGGGTTCGCCGGTGACCAAGCCTCGCAGGAATATCAAAACGCTTTTAACCGTTACCAAACCACCCGCACTAACACGCTTGCGCCTTTCCAAGCTGGTGCGGGCGCAGGGCAAAACGCTGCGGCTATGCAAGGCGCGGCAAACGCTGCCTATGGCAATGCAGCAGGTCAGGCTTATGGCAACTACGGTCAAGGCGTGTCAGGGGCGTATGGCGCTCAAGGTCAACAGGCTAACGCAGCGTATGGTGCTTATGGCTCTAACGTAGCGGGTATCCAAGGCGCGTACGGCACGAATGCTACTAATGCGTTGACGGGCGCGGCAAATGCCAATGCGTCAGGCATTGTCGGTGGTGCTAATGCAATGAACCAAGGCTTGAGTGGCATTAGCAATCTTGCCAACACCTACTACGTTAATAGTTTGCTGAATGATAGGAAAAATGACGTCAGTTACCCAACAAGCGCTTACGAAGGCTCAAACCCGTACGGTTATGGATCAATGAGCGGCGGCGGGTCACCCAATCGTTAAGGAATAATAATGCCACTTGACACTAGTATTGCTATGGGCGTACGCCCTATCGAGCAACCCAATATGCTTGCCCAGATGGGGCAGATGATGCAAATTCGGCAAGCGCAGCAACAATATGATCAGCAAAATGCTTTGCGTGACGCATTTGCACAAGGCGCGGATATCACCGACCCTGCGACATTTAGACGAATTGCCCAACAAGACCCTACCCTTGCGTACAAGCTAAAAGGTCAACACCTTGAGCAAGCGCAAAAAGGCGTTGAGACGGGCATTAAAATTAACGAAGCGTTAGGTGGCGGTCTTGAGTGGCTGTCTAAAAATCCATCACTTGATAACGCCAAAAATCTGTTTAGTGATTTGGTAAACAAAGGTGTTCTGCCGTCTGACAAAGCGCAAGCCATGTTTGCCAAGCTACAAGCCGAACCTGACAAAATTAGTTATTACGCTAATTTAGGATACCAATCTGCCATTACCGCGCAAGCTAAAATGCAAGACGCTACGTCGCGTTACTCAACTAACGTGGTTGCGGGTACTGCGGCAAATAGACTTAAATTTGATGTAGATAAAGATACGCGAGAACAAGAACAGCTTAAAGCTGTACTAGGCATTGTTTCTCCTGAAAGAACTTCAAGTGCAACGGCCATCCCAATAAACATGGGTGGCGGTGGTGCGCCTACAACGCAAATGCCGCCTGTTAGCGGTGTTCAAACGCCTGCCTCCGGTGTTGCGCCTGTAACGCCACCTGTAAGCGTTGTAACACCCGTTGCTAGCGCAGCAGGGAAACCCAACGTGTTAGCAACGCAAGTAGCGCCCCCACAAACATCTGTGCCAGTACCAACAACTGTAAACAACCTTGGTCAAGGGTCACAGAAAGACCAGCTTGTAGATCAGATTAGCCAACTTGCTAGAATTCCTACAACTGCTGCATCGCGCGCGCTTGAAATGAAAGTTAAAGAATTCAACGTGTTGTACCCAACTGAAAAGATAGAGCAAGATAGACAAGGCAACCTTATTACCATAGTAAATGGCGTTTCTAAACCTGTTGTAGGGATGACTGGACTTCCCGTACAAGGCAAACCTCTTCCTGAAACAGCGTTTGAAAGAAGTGTTGGAACAAAAACAGGTGAAGATATTGTTGCCTTTGTTAAACGAGCAGAAGCAGCACCTAAAAACATTGCAAAAATAGATGAAGCACTCGGCATTCTTAAATCAGGCGGCGCTGTTACTGGATTTGGCGCAGAAAATAGATTGAATTTACCACGCGCAATGTCTTTGTTTGGGGACGACGTCAAATCTGGCAAACGCGTTGTAGACACTCAAATTCTAGATGCTTTGCTTGGTTCTGATGTGTTTCCGTCGCTTCAGTCGTTGGGTCTTGGCAGTAAAAACATCGACACTCCCGCGGAACGGGAATATTTGCGTCAAGTTATAACGGGTACTATTCAATTAGATAACGATGCTCTTATTCGTTTAACTCAAATTCGTCGTAATGTCGAAACAAACGCAATCAAAGAGTACAACCAAAAACTTGAAAGTGGAAAATTCAACAAGTATTCAAAAGCCGCAGATCAAAAGCTAGAAAAAATTGAAGTGCCCAATCCGATTATTAGAAAAGGCACACATAAAAACGGTCGTTCAGTAATTGAATATGCAGACGGGACAGTAGAATATGGCAATTAATTCATCTGATGTTCAATGGGACGCGCCCTCAAAAATTAACCCCGCTGACGTGCGGTGGGGTGAGGGGATGCCTGCCGGACGGGAAACGCCTTGGTCTGAGGTTGGCGCAGGTTTTGTAAGAAACTTTGTACCTAGCACCATTCAACAAGTGAAAGGTCTTGCTCAAGCTGTAACAAGCCCCGTCGAAACCGTTGAAACATTAAAAGATTTGATTGGCGGCGCAACACTTAAATTGTTGCCCGAATCTGTTGTTGCCAAATTAAGCGAATACAAACCTGAAATGGTTAAAGCCGCTATGGACAAGGCAAACGCCGTGGGCGGCGAATACGCCAAATACGGTTCCATAGAAGGTATTAAACAAAAACTAATGAACGACCCCGCTGGTGTTTTAGGCGATTTGTCTATGCTTGCGGGTGGTGGCGGGTTAGTGTTAAAAGGCGCGTCAATACCCGCCAAGGCCGCCGGTGCGACAACTCTAGCAAGTGGATTAAACAAAACTGCCAATATTCTTAACACCACCGGCACCGCTATTAATCCGTTATATGTACCCATTAAAGGGTTGGAACTTGGCGCTAAAGCATTAAATTATGCGGGGCAAGGCGCGTACAACGTAGCAGCCCCCATGTTTAAGTCGGGCGCAGAAGGCGTTAAAGCCCGTGGCTACATGGACGCGTTAAACAACGACCCTATTAAGATTGACGCTGCTATTAATATGCTGCGCCAAGGTGCGACAATTGAAGACGTGGCGGTTAGTTTAAACAGTAGTGGCTTGGCTGCGTTTGCCAATACCCCCCGCGACGCAAATACTATGTTGCGCGATTTATACAATGCGCGTCAAGCATCAATGGGCGCACAACAAACAAACGCATTAGGCGGCGCACAAGCCAACTTAAACGCGTTAAATCAAGCCAACTTGCCTACGTCTACCGCTACGGTTTCGGCACCTCGCAATGCAGTCAATCAATCATTAGCCGCTGAGGCTGCGGCTATTGAAGCCAAGCAACACGCTGCGTTGGGTAGCGTAGCAAACGTCAGCCAAGTAGACGTCGGCGCTCAATTAGCCAAAGCCAATGAGCAAATTCTAGAAAACACTAGAAAGACTGTAACCGGCCCCGCGTACCAAGCATCGTTTGATGCGGCACCTAAAGCCACTATTGATTTGACCAACTTGTCAGGTGTGGCAAAAGGTCAATTAGGCGATCTGCTTACAAAACTTGAAGGACTTGCACCCAATGCGGCAGCTCTTTTGCGTGAGTTTGGCCCACGCGAAAAGATTGTCAACATGGGCGAGGGGGCTACGGCTAAAGTCAATGTGCCAGCAGCCCCAATTACGCTAGAAGACGCTAACAAAATTCGTCAAGCCATTAACATTGACCGCGCGGCGCTTAAAGGGTCAATTGATTCAGCCGCAAACATTACTCGGGCTAATTTAGATCAGTTGTACAAAGCGGTAAACGAAGCAATTGAAACTGGTGTATCTGCTGAAGCGTTAGCTAAATTTAAAACCGCCAATGATTTGTTTAAAACGCGCATTGTTGATATTCACCGCACCGGCGCGCCAGCTAACTTGAGCCGCACAAGTACACTAAACCAACCCATGCTAAAGGCTGAAGATATTGTATCAACTGCCCTAAGTAGCGAGGGTAATGCTCAACAATTTGTAAAATTGTATTCGCAAGACCCAGCGGCTATGCAAACTTTAAAGACCGGCATAGAAGACTTGTATCGGCGTGAAGTGTTAAAGCCTGGGGCAAGCGAAGGCGCTCACGCCAAGTTTATGGCGGAACACGCTGATCAAATTGCCACGTTTGATAAAGCGGGTATGGGCGTACAAAAACGGTTAGATCGTATTGGCGGCGAAATGCGCGCCATCAACGCCGAGAACGCTGCGCTACAAACAACTGCTGACAAACTTAAACTTGGTAACGTAACTGAGTTGCGTAATAAGATTGTCACCGACCCAATTGTCGCTGACGCTGCATTGCAACGCATGAACCCTGCGTCTAAAGCCTCGCTTGCGCGCGGTGTAATGGATGATGCGTCCAAAGACCCTACCAAAATGCTTGAGCATTTAGAAACTAATGAGGCCGGTATCATGCGCGTGTTGCGCGCAAACGATCCCAAATCAGCTACACGGGTGTTTGCAGAAGCTAAAGAGTTGGCTGCGGTGTATAAACAAGTTGAAGAAGTTGGCAAACAAATTAAGACCCCTCCAACGCCACAACAAGCCAACGCAAACATTGCACAAATGACTCAAGGTTTACCTGAAGTTCGTGCAGTAGTTGAAGCAATTCAAAAAGAATTAGAAACTAACGCTAAATTTAAAACTTTAGCCGATCAAGGAACAAAAGCAAAAGGCGGTGCGGATAAATTATTTTCGACTGAAGCTGGCGTTCCTCCTGCGGGCGTTATAAGTGGTGCAATGTCAATTGCAAGAATAGTTTTTAATCGGCTTAGAGGTAAAATTGACAGCAAATTAGCTGCTGAAATTGGTGTTGAACTAGCCCATTCTTCAACTGCTGCGGAGGCTTTTGAAAAAGCTGCGACACGCACGGCTAAATCAGAACTTAGGGCTAAGGCAGTAACAGCGCCCCTCAACGCGTTAACATCAGGATTAAAATCGCCGTTTGGCGCAGCGGTTGTAAATAACCTTGCGCCGCAATCTGAAACCCGCAGCAACATGAGGCAATAACAATGGACTGGCAAAACATAATCAATATCGGCGCTGGTTCATTCTTGGCTATCGGAGGATGGTTTGCCCGTCAATTATGGGATTCGGTGAAAGAACTCAAGGAAGATATTGCTGAATTGAAACTCCACGTCAGCGACTCCTACGTTAAGAAGTCAGAACTCGACACGCTCAAGACAGAGATGGACAAACGCTTTGACCGTGTCGAGCAGATGATCGCCCGACTCTACGACAAGATTGACGCCAAGGCAGACAAGTAATGGATCCGATTACCCTACTCGCAGCGCTTGGCCCCCTCGCCGTTGACTTGGGCAAAATTCTGCTCGGCCGGTTCATTCAAACTGATGTCTA